ACTTGCGCCGTTCTCCGAAACAAGGGTGTATGTAATCACACGTTTATACCCCATATCCCGCGCGACGCGGGCGCAAGCCCCATACAGGATAGAACAGGCATTTTGCGTCCCATCTGTACAAACGCGGCGGATTTCTACCGTCAATCCGTCGTCAAGCTTCCGCGCGACGGGCTGGCCTGCTATGGCAACCCCGCACAATCTTTCGCCGTCATAACAGGCAACGGACCATTTATGCCCGCTTGTCGGCTGGTTGTGCCTGTGGTGTTCTGCGACAAAAGCATTCGCCGCCCGTAATGTGATAGGCCGGATTGAAAGCATTTCCCGCGCCCTCCTTATTCTCTCTTTCGCAATTTTAGATAGATTGACCAGCCCGTGTGTTCGTTGTATTCGTACTGAACCCCGTAATCGTCGTCGGTCAGGGTCCAGCCCGGATACTTCTTTTCCCAAAAGGCGCGGCCCGGCCTTTCTTTCGCCCACTTCTCGATCTGCCGCCGGTTATACTTCCCGTCGTTCGCCCGGCTTGTCGGCTTCTTCAAGTTGTGGGAAGAGGACCACCGCTTTTTCCCGCCCGCCTGCTTGACAAGGTAAGTGCAAAGGGCGGCAATCCCGTTTTCGTCTGCTTGCAGGCGGTCCGCGTTGCAATACCCTATTCGGTCGCCCTTTTTCTGCCCCTTGCGTTTCCGCTTGCGCCACAACTCTTCCACAACGTCGCGGTCAAGCCCTCCATTCACGACAATGTGATGATGAATCCGGGTCGTCTTCCCGCTGTTCCGCGCTGTTGTGTAGGCCGTGACAAGGATATATTTCAAGGGCGGCAACCCCTCTTTCTTCCGGGCGTAGGCCACCCGGCGCAAGTAGTTTGAAACTTCCTTTTCCGCGGCTTCCACGGTCCGCGGAAGATGTTTCGCGGAGTATGTAGCCGTTACGTGCAAAGCTTCCGGGTCGTCCCCGAAATTCAGGTTTCCCAACTGGACGAAATACCGGCGGGCGTTCTTGTCATTCAGGTTCTTTTGTTTCGGCTCCGATTCCTGAACCTTTTTTGACCGCTTCCCGCGGGCGGCGGCGTTCTTTTGGGCTGTGGTATAGCCGAATATATCAACCTCCCTGTAATGATCGCCGCAAAAAATCTTCTTTTCTCTGATAAAGGTTCGCACCATGCTTCACCCTCTTTTCGTTGGATGATGAAGCGGGCGTGTTCTGTGCTTCCGGCAAGCGCGGGTCAGTAGGGCGGGGGGATGGAGCGGGACCGGCCCGCAACCTCCGCACCCCGTTTTCCTGTGTTAAACGTGACAGGCTTTGCCAGAATCTTAATACCCATTACAAGCCCGCCACGCCGCATAAAAACGGCGTTGTTCCTTGACTTTTCCGCCGGTTTCTGCTATACTTAACCATAGGTTGATAAGCTGTGTTTTTACCGGCGGATTCCGCTTCGCACCTGTTTTCGCACAACGGGCGCGGGGCGGTTTTTCTATGCAGTTTTTCGGCGGCGGGGCGGGGTCTGTCAGCCCTCCGCCGCCGCTCCGGTGTTTTCGATCATGTCCGCCGCCGTCACAATAATTGACCCGGCGGAAACGGCCTGTCCCTCAATCTTGACCGTTACGCTGTTTTCGCCTGTTAGATCGACTGTCATTCCGGGCGCAAGCAAAAGCGCCCGCTTTGCCGCTTCTTCCCGTTCAATTTCTGCCGCGTCGATTTTTGCCGCGAAAATCGCGGACACAACCGCCGCCAGCACGTCGCCCCAAAGATACGCGGCATAGTCGCCCAGCGTTTCCATGACAGCAAACGCGGCTTCCTCAATCTCCGCGGCGCGCTGTTCCTCTTTGTAGTCTGCCGGGGTTTTAATGCCTGCCGGGTTTATTGCCTTGTCGTCAATGTAAAGATCGGCGTACACCTTGCGCCCGTCGGAGGGCTTCAAGCCGATTTTTGCGGCGTGCGGGTTGCCCGGATTCTCATTGACGGCATACAGGGGAATTCCCTGTTCCTTGCAGAACGCCACCGCTTCGTCCAGCAGTTTCCGGGTTCCGTTCTCCCGGCTGGTGTAAAGGATGATCTTTGACCCGTCCGCCGCCAGCCGCTTCACGTAGTCAATGACGGCCCGGTTCGGCGCTCCCACTTCCGGGAAAGCGTCGGCGCAAAGTGTCCCGTCGAAATCGACGGCGACAAACTCATATTTTGGCATTGCTTGTCCCCCTTTCAATTTTTCCCGCCGGGGCAATCACCACGGCGCGCCCGTTCCGGTCCAGCAGTTCCGCCGAAATCTGAATGCGTGTACTGCCCTTTCGATAGATCAACGCGGTTACTTTCTGATAGGTGATACCGGCGTAACGCACCGGGTATTCCTCCATCAAGGCCGCTTTCAGTTCAGCCCCCGTCACGTCCTGCACCTACTTTCCGCGAAATTTCGTATTCGGCCCCATACCGGCGGCGCTTACACCTCCAGCAAGTGATCTTCATATTGACCCCGCCGCCGCCGCGCTGAATGTTGTGTTTCCCCGCCTTTTTCAGTTCAAGGAAACAGGGCAAGCAGAATTGACGCGTCACATTCTCACCCCCTCCCGCACGTTTTCCAATGCGGAACAAATGCAACGGGCAGTTCCGGCGATTCCTCTTCCGGGCGGGCAACGCGGCCCACAACCGGCGCGCCGTCGTCCGTCGTGAAAGTGTCCCGCCCGTCGCCCTCAATCACAAACACGGGTTCAAGGTCAAGGGGGACAAACCGCCCTCTTTCGCCCTGCGCCCACTCAATTTCACGCCCGCACCGGCGGCAAATGCTCATACAGCGCACCCCCGTTCCGCCGAATAAGGGAACAAGCGCCGGTAAATGCAAACCGCTTCTGGACCGATGTTCGGGTTTTCCGGCCTGAATGAAACGACGTATTCGTGATGTGGCGCACCGCGCCACAACTGCTCAGCAAAGACAAGGGCGTTCCTCCATGCGGCGCGTCGGTTCGCTTCCAGCCGCGCGGCTTCCTCTTCCTCTTTGCTGTCGAACGTCTCAAAGAGGACCGAACCCCCGGCAATTTCCAGCGTCACGCGGAGGGAAAGCCATTCCGCCGGGTCCTGCGTGTACTCACCCCAAGCGGCGCGGGGCTTGTCCTTTGTTCCGCCGCGGGTGATCGTTACCGCCGCCGGGCTTGTCCAGTCCGGGAAGCTGATTTTCTTTTTCATGTGTCCCGCTCCTTTCAGTACGGTTTCCCGATATAGTCCAGAATGACCCCCAGGCCCAGCCCGTTCTTGTCCGGTTTCAAAAGTCCGTTTTCAAAGTGTACGCCGCCGATACAATAGGCATACTGTCGCGGGTGGGTCTGCCGCATTCTTTGAAATCGGTTCGGTTCCTTGTCGCTCATGATTCCGAACATACAGTACATACACCCGGTCCGGTCGCAACCCGTCGTTTTCAGCTTTTGCCGCTCTACCGCTTCAAAAAGGTTCATTTGCGGGTCAGCGTTCACGATCTGTCCGTAAACTGACGCAAGGGGAATTCCGGTCATTTTCAGGTATTGCAAAACGTCCTGTTCCGTCCAGAACGACATAGGCTTTGACATAGGACGTTCACCGTCAAAAGAGTTACACCCGTATTTCATCCACGAATCAAGGCGTTGTTGTGATTCTTCCGTCATTGTCGCAACGACGGGTTTTCTTCCGGTTTCGGTTTCATACTTTTTCGCCGGTCCCTTTTTCATTACGTCACAACAAAGCTGGCTGGTGTCAAAAGGCGCGTCGATCATAAATTTATACTTCATGTATCGTTCTTTGAATTTGCTGTGATTCCCGTTCTTGTCCAGCCCTTCAAGACGGTTTATCGCCCATCCGCTTCCGCGCTTTGCGTAATAGATGACCTTTGCAACCTCTTTCCCGATTACCGGATAACCGTACTTTGAAAGCACTTCCGAGAAAGACATTTCTGGCGTTCTGATTTCAAGGTTCACCGGAATTTCGTATGTAGTCCGCAACCATTCGGCGAAATACTTTACAAATTTTTGGATTTCCGGGTATTCAAGCCCTGTGTTTACAAAAACAAGGGTCAGCGGGTCCGTTCTCTGTGTCGCCTTGTAAACCCGCGCGGCAAGATCAGCAAGAACCGTACTGTCTTTCCCACCGCTGAACGAAATATAGATTTCTCCGTTGTACCTTTGCGCCCATTCCACCAGCCGCGTCTGTGTGACGCTGATTTTTCGATCAAGCGGCCACGCCTGCATGGTCAAAAGGTCGTTCATTGTGCGTTGTTCCAGCATGGTCGCCCGCTCCTTTCCGCTATTCTGCGGCCCCTCTCTCCGGGGTCAGTATTCGCGAAACTTCCACCGCCGCGACGATTTGCGGGTTGAATAGGGTAAACACCTTTATCCACGCCCCCGCCGCGGATTTCGCTTCTACGACGGCCCCGGTTCTTGCTCCGTTGTGATAGGCAACAATGACCGCGTATTTGTCAGCGTGTCCGCTGTCTGTTTCAAGGGTCAGCCACCAACCGGGGTTGTTCCGCTCCGCCGCGTGCGGGCAAGCGTCGCAATTTTTCGCCGGACAGGTCGTGCAAAACTGCTCGTGAAATTTGTCGTCCCATGGACCCTCAACCACGGGCAAGCGCGCAAGAAACTTCCCCAGCACTTCCGGGCTTTCCGTGATTCTTTCAAACACTGTCACCGTCGAAACCTCCTTGCATATCGTCCGCCGGGGTCCGCCCCCGCCGCCTGAAATTCGCCTGTACTGTCTGCTGGGCGATAACCGGGTTGTAAGCCCGCCGCCGGTTCCGGTCCAGAACCGGCGCGCCGTCCTCTCCGACGGTTTCCCCGCGCTTCAACTCCCGATAGATTGTCGCCGTGGTAACTCCCAGCCGGTCCGCAATATCCGCCGGGCGGGTGTTCGCCTGATACAGCGCGGCAATCTCCCGCCGGTCCGCAAAAGTTATATATTTGTAGCGTCGCACCATCTTTCACCCCGTTTCACTTGACTTTCCCGGCCTGCCGTGATATAAAAAAATAAATGCGATAGAACCGTTCCGCACCCTGTCGGG